GGTATCCGCATTCGTAACCGTTCCGGCTCACAGTATGTATGGCTTAAATCGGATAACACGATCCAAGCGAATAACGGGGTGGGGTCTATCGTGATTGGCGATGACGGAACTGTAACGATTAACGGTGTTGTAACGATTGATACACAGGGAAATATTGTCACTCCAAAAGATGTGCAAGCATCCACACTGCATACAGATACCGCAAGTATGACGGCCAGTGGTGTATCAACGACTCAAGATGTTACAGCCGGGTCAATCAGTTTAAAATCACACGTGCATTCCGATCCACAGGGTGGCACAACAGGATTACCACAATGACGGTCAGACGATTAGATGATAACGGTGATATCGTAACGAGCGGTGTGATTTTTACATCCGGTATCGATGAAGTTGCGCAGACTGTGAAGACCCGTTTACGCCTACATTATGGCGAATATTTCCGTGATATTACAAAAGGTGTACCGTGGTTTGATGTGATTCTCGGCAAAGGTTATCCACTTGCTACGAAAGAAGCTGTATTACGTAACGTGATTTCGCAAACACCAGATGTTACAACTTTGACGAGTTTCTCAACTTCATACGACATCACAACTCGAAAATACACTGTGACAGCCAGTGTGTTAACACCTTACGGTTCGACATATACGGAGCTGACAAGTGGCTGAAATTACTGATTCAGGTTATGTACTAAAGACGCAGAACGATTGGTACGCCGATGAAAAACAATTATATCTGGATATCGATTCAGATTGGAACGTCGACGAGTCCACACCAGACGGTTTAAAAATGGCTCATGATGCGGAGATTTTTTCCGCATTGGATGAACTCGGTCAACAGGCGTATAACTCGAAAGACCCGAATAAAGCGACCGGTCAAGATTTAGATGTTTTATGTGTGTTAACCGGTACGTTTCGTGATGAGGGTACAGCGTCTACAATCGATCTGACTCTCACGGGTGTTGCGTACACGACGATCAGCGCAGGTGTACGAGTTGAATCAACTGAAACGGGTGTACGTTGGACACTCGATAGCGATGTGACACTCAGTGCGGGTGGTACGGCAACGGCTCAATTCTCATGTGAAGACGTGGGTGCAACAGAAGCAAGTATCGGTACATTGACTAAAATTATTGACACCGTCGCGGGATGGTCGAGCGTAACGAATGCTGGAACCCCTTCACTCGGCACAGATACACAAACCGATGCTGAATTACGTGTCGAACGTAACAAAGCGGTCGGGCGTCCCGGTGTGAATCAGATTGATAGTATGCTCGGTGAAATGTTTGCTGTTGATGGTGTGCGCCGTTGTAAAATATATGAAAATGACACAGATAGTGCAACCGTATCAGATGATAATCCGTACGGTTTACCGGCTCATAGTATTGCACCAATTGTCGATGGTGGTACAGATGCAAATATAGCCACTGCTATTTATCTGAAAAAGAATCCTGGTGTCATGTTATACCAAGCCGGTACACCCGCATCATATACTGTGACGTCACCGAAATATTCGACAAATACTAAATTGATCAAGTTCTCCCGTCCGGTCTACGTACCCATCACCGTTGACGTGACACTGGTCGACGACGGGTCATTACCGTCCGATATTGAAACACTTGTGAAAGATGCGGTCATCAACTACGCCACGGGTGATTTGTTTGACTCGAACAGTGGTTTCGACTATGACGGTTTTGATATTGGTGATGACGTTATTTATTTCCGTATGCTCACACCGATCAACAAAATTGTGGATGGGTATGGTCAATCATATGTGAGTGATGTGACAATCAATGGTGGAACTTCTACTGTTGCTATAGATTATAATCAGCTTGCATCATTCAGTAGTGATAACATCACGGTGACTGTATCATGAGTACAACATTAGACACAGTACCGAATCGACTATATTCACAGTATCGCGGTAAACTGAAAATTACCGCATGGATGAATATTGTGCGTGAACTCGGGTTAGAGATATCAGACCTTTACGCAGCATTACGCAAAACATACGACATCGACTCACAGGTTGGTGAACAACTAGACGTGATTGGTCGAATCGTGGTGATTGATCGTGGTTATACGGGTTCTGTCGAGCTTGATGTATGTGAGTGTAATGTCGATGGTGAATGTGAAGCGGGTGATGTGACTGTTCAGTTATCTGCTACAAATATGGATCAAGATGGTACAGTATCCGATGAGTTATTTAGAATTATTTTACGTGCTAAAATAGCAAAGAATAATTCAGACGCAACAATCGAATCGATTTTATCATCATGCAACATATTAATCCCTGATGCGGATTTTGACGTATTACTTGACAATGAGGATATGTCGTTTAGTTTGGAATTCAATGGGTTGATTAGTAATATTGAACGTTGGGCATTGTTGAATGCAAAATTAATACCGAAACCACAAGGTGTTAGATTCAACGGTTTTTTCGAAAAATATGGTGTATCATGGTTATCTGATACAGGTGATTTTGAATGTGGCGACACTTACGCAGAGTGTGCCGGATTTGTAGGAGTTTAATAATGGCGCTACAACGCGACACATTATATGCGGGACGTTTTGATACAGGTGATTCCGCGCATCCGCAGGGTGCATTTAAAAACCGTACGACACCCACCGCGCAAGACGGATCGTATCTCGAAGCGCAATGGTTGAACGACTGGGACGGTTTTTTCGGATCCTTACTTAATAAAGCAGGTTTGACACCCGATGGTAATGTTGATGCTGTCGGAGATTCGCAGTATTTTACCGCACTGCAAGAGTTGGTTTCACTTGGTGATTATATTACAGCGGGTGGTGCAGCTAATGCCATTACTTTGACACATGCAACACCAATCACATCATACAAAGATGGGCAAGTTTTCAGATTTAGATCTATAGCAGCAAATACCGGTACAACTACAATCAATGTGGATGGATTGGGTGATGTCACACTATACGGATCGGCCGGTTTAGCCTGTCAGGGCGGGGAGATCGCCCTAAACGGTTATGCTATAGCAGTGTATAGTTCTGTACTTAGTGGGGTAGTATTGTTAGCTTGTGTTGGTGGATCGCTACAAATTCCAGATGCAACAAAATCGAATCATGCAATTTCTCTGGGCCAAATCATCGCAAATCTCGCAACGTCTGGGTATATAAAAATTCCAGGCGTTGATCTGTCTGGAAATCATATAACGATACTGATCCAATATGCTGGGGCTACGAATGGTGGATCAGGTAGCTCTATCTCTCTGACATTTCCATTAACATTTTCAGAATCACCGTATTTGGCATTATCGGGCACCATCGATTCAGGGGGTGGTTCACAATCATCGGTATATTCGAGATCAACGACAGGTGCTGTATTGACGGTTAAAGAGCCAACCGGCACGACCCCAGCCAGGGTAATATCTGGTTATATATTAGCAATTGGGAAATTATAGACATGACTAGATTTTTTAACCCAGATATTATCGGATTTAGTGAAAAGAACGCAGATGGATTCACCATAGAGATTACTGACGAGTATCATCAGTCGCTGTTGGTTGGTCAGTTGCTCGGACAGCGAATTTCCACGGATGAAAATGGATATCCAGTTTTGATTGATATTGTTATCAGTGATAACACCATCAAACAAATTGTGGATGAAAAAATAACTGCATTAATGACTGTGGCGACAGAAACAATTGCTCCGCTACAAGATGCGGTCGATTTAGGAATCGCAACTGATGATGAAACAACATCATTAACCGCATGGAAAAATTACCGAGTATTAGTAAATCGAGTGACAACACAATCGGGTTACCCGAAAGACATTGATTGGCCGGTACAGCCAGAATGACACAATATTGGATACTACTTCCGATAAATCTTAGTATGGCATTATTGGCGTGTTTACTCGCGCCAGTTTTACCACTGTGCGCTATTGGTCGGGATACACTTCCCGACTGGCTATCATGGTTTCAGACACCCGATGCGCGCAGTTAAACATGGGTTGGAACATGCACGAAATGTGTGTCAACGGTGTTCAGGCAGGTGTGAAAGCTAAATATCGCTTCACACCTCATCTTTTTAAATCTATTTAACCTTTTCAGTCTCGAACCACTTCCATAAATTGTCTGACATCCTGTTGCACTTCTTGATTTCTGCTCGAAGTGCCTCATTCAGTTCAACACTTCCACCGGGTGTTAGGCGGTCTGCTTCAATCGTATCACCGCAATGTGGTTTTTGTGCATCTTCCGGTACTATAACAACCCGTTCAGTTTTTGTGACATACTGAATTTGAGGGTTGGAGCACGCAGATAGCATCAACAGCGTCAGCAGGGAAAGGTGTTTCATAGCAGGGGAAATCCTTCATTGATTTACGAACCGCATTGATTGTTTGTTGTGTGGAATTATCAATCAGTTGTCTCATCTGTTCATTAGCGATCACATTATCACTAATGGCTTTTCGTGTTGCGGCATTATCTGACACGGTTTTAAGTAATGATGCGTTTGCAGTCTTAGCTTCGGATAAGGATGCATTGAGCGTTGCATTATCAGCGGAGAGAGATTGTGACCGCTGATATAACGCATAACATCCGGTTGACACAGTGATAAAAGCCACCGTTAGTCCGGTAATTAAATATTTTAACATCCGAGTCGCCCTTTCAATTCGTTCCAAATTTTTACACGCTCATCATAACCGTTTAACCCACCGTTGATGCGTCGGGTAATGGTTCTAAACTGGTCGTTATCAGCCAATTCATTCAGCCCGCGTGAATACCAGAACCATGCGGCGGATAATGCCACATATTGTGATTGTTCAAGTTTTAACGGGTCGGCTACAAAGTCCACGCCAAGCGCATCGGACAGCGCTGTGTAATTTGCCCGACCAGTGATCGTCCCATGTAACGCTTTCCGTCACCCGATTGTGTGTTACCCAAATTGCGACGTCCTTCATAACGTATTTGCGCGGGTGTTGGGCCCCATATTTCACGGGAATAACGAAACATACCGGATTCATGCGCAATTTGTGCCAGAAATGCGGCGATACGTTTGGGGGTGGAAATATCGTATTGTTTGCATGCAACGTTCAATGCATTTACATATTTCGTGAACCGTGCATTACCTGGGAATAAATCTGCTGTAATTTCCATCATCATTTACCCATTTTAGCGGACAGTCCGAGACCGGCCAGCATTGCGCATGCACCGATGCCGTATTCGGACAAATTAAATGACCCACCAGTGACGGTGCTGTAAATTTGTAAACCCAGACCGACAACAATTACCACTGCGGACCAAAAATAAGATGGTTCCATTGTGGAGTTATCATCACCAGTAAGTAATTCAAGGAGTTTTTTCATTTTCACAACTCACTACATTGATCAAACGTGACGCCATTAATAGAATTAAAAAATCCCACGCTTGCCAAGCCAACAACCTAACATCCCATATAGAATTGATCGACCCATACGCTACACAGGATAGATGCAACAGAATGGAAACGAATGACAACCAGGGGGCAATGTTAACGATTTGGATAATGTAGGGGTTGTTGCAGGATGTTAGTTTTCTGACGCTGACATACATCATGTAACCCGATGTAAGTGCGTTAAGAAGTGACATGGCGGTGAATATATTCATTGTTTTCCGCCTCGTGTAATAAGGGATACGATAGACGGCCCGAATCGGATCAAACCTGTCCAAATTGTGTCAGAACAGATCGCTCCGATCACCACATAAACTATTACAGTTGAAAAGTCAGATGGGTCTTTTACATTCTCAACAATCAGAATGGTGATCACGATGCAGGCCATCGCAGAGCGTAAAACAGTTTTAAACGTTTCTTTTTTTTCGGAAAATAATTTTGTGATCACAACAGCAAGAAGCGCAATTGACCAATAC